TTTCTTAAATCGTTCTCTGACATTTTAATGACATGCATAATCGCTTCTGCATCTTCTAAAGATGTTGCAGAGTATGGCACGATTAAATCATCAGCTGGCACGAACTTAGATACAGCTCTGCCTAATAAATCATCGTAATAAATTTTTTTAAATGTAGAACCTGCAAGTGGTAAGTGAAATAACATCTGATCAAACTCTGGTTCGTACTCGCCCATTTTTTCCATAAGTTCGTAGTTCATGTAATCTTTTACTCTTTGCGCTTGTGCTTCTTTTTGTTGATCGCTGTTGCCAACGATCTGTGTTCTCACTGGACCTTCTGCTGGTAATAATTCTTTGTAAGCTCCTGCTTGGAACTGTGTTACAGCTTCTGCAAGAACAGGGTGCGTGGCACCCGAAGCACCTTGAAAAGGCTCTGTTCTATTTTCGTATTTAAATCCTAAAAGATCTAATCCATCTGTGTAAGATTTTTCCCAATCTTTTCTTGACGCTTTGTAATCTGTATAGTTTTGAAACAATTCTAATCCGATAGGATCTAAAACATCGTCTGGTAATAGTTCTGCTAAATTATCAAAGTGACCTGGCGTGCCTTCAATATTTACTTTGCTTGGATCAAAGTTTAATTCTACACCGCCGTCTTCTGTTGGTGTAACTTGCACTGGTTCTTTCAGTGCGTCTTCTTGTTTTTCTAATTCTACTTCTTTATCAGGTCCTTCAATTTTTACAGAGGTCCCTAACTCGGAAAGAGTTTTATCGATATCTGCCATTATTTACGCTCCTTGATAGGTCTAACATTTTTGGCTACATAAGGCAACCCATGTGGGTTAGGGCCTGATTTTGGTGGGGGTCCAGACTCATCGCCTGCCATCTTCATAATACCGCCACCTGCTTTTTTAGGTTTAAAAGGATTAGCCTTACCAATACTACCCTCAGGTATACTGCCTGCACCTGTTGGATAATTTTTAAGTGCATCTGGATCTACACCCATTTTTAATAAATCTTCTTTTGAGTATGTTTTACCATCTTTAGATAACAGCTCTAATATTTCATCAATAGAGTCTAAGCCAGCTTCAAAGGGTCCCTCACCGCCGTCTATATCAGGTTTTAATGTAGCTTCATCATAAGTGTCTTTAACTTCTACAGGTTTACCTTTGTCGTTTATTATTGTTTCTTTTGGTGTGTAAGTTATTTCTTCTTTTCTAATTATACCATCTATATTTTCAAATTCACCATCACCAATATAATAGCTAGATGCACCTTCAGTATCTTTTCTAATTCTTATTTCACCTGTATCTAACTTTTCATAAAGAGTATAGCCGTTGTAATCGTAAACTTTTTCTCTTGCAACTGTGCCTGCTTCTTCTGATATATTCTTTCCTTTTTTCTTAATTAAATCTACAAAGTCAAAAAAGTATTTTGGTGTGCCACCTGAGGTAATTATTTCTGGTGCTTGTTTTGCAACTGCTTTTGGTGCAGATTTGAATAAAGTATCTAGTCCTAAATATTTAAGAAAAGCAACAGCGCCACCAGCACCGATAGATAAAACTATATCTCTTCTTGTTTGATCCACACCTTGTTGAGCTACTTTGTTTTCTATTTCTTTGTTAACCCTGTCTAAAGAAGCTCCTGTTACACCAATATCTCTAAGTTGTCTTAAAAGTTTTGGTGCATATCCAAGTAAAAATATTGGTGTTGCTGGTCCAGGTAACTCTCCTGCCAGCTCTAATAAACCACCAGTTGTTTTTTGTGGACCTGTTCTTTTTTCTTCTGAGGCTTGTATTGCTTCATCAGATAAACCTAATAAATTTCCAAACTCACCGTTTAATATATCTCTTGTAATTGATGGGTCTAAAATTTTTAATATCTCTTCAACTCCTTCTTTAGTAATTCCTGCGTTTGTCCTTAAATCATTTATAAAAGCAGCACCAGCTTTAGGTGTGCTTAAAATAAATTCAGGAATGTTAGCTGCACCCCTTACAAGTTTCTGTGCATAGTATGGATAGGATCGTGGATCAAGAAACTGTGTATTAAACGATTGCATCAAACTTCTATCGCCCTCTTTACCAAGAATCATTTCACCAACACTTGGTTGGTTGTCTTTAAGAAACTGATTTGCAACGTTTGGATTTTCAAGAGCGGCTAATGCTTGATCTACAAAAGGATCAGGAGATCCATCTTTAAAACCAACACGGCCACCTTGTGCTGCCATCATGGTTTGGTCCATTTCTGGTATATCTAGTTTACCTGTTAGAGGTCTGTCTGATTGTGGTATCGATTGTAGTCTTAAAAAATCTTCTAACGTCCCTTGAAACCCATCTTCTACAGCTTGTAAATAATTCATGTTTGATCCAGGAAAAGCTTCTTTTAAACCTGCTACCTCATCACTGTCTGGTAACTCTTGACCGACATCTGGTAAATTAGCTATTTCTTCTTGTAATAATTTACCTGTTGGATCTTCTCTTATTGCTTTTTGTTTTGCAGCAACATCAGCAGAAGTATTAAACGCAGTGATTAAATCTCTTGGGTCTTTGGTAAACTCAGATGCTTTTGCAACTTCATTAACACCAAGGGCAAGAAGCACTGGTGGAGATTTTCTAAGTATAGCTTTTCCTATACCTTTAGCTGCTTTACCAAAAGTCATTTTAGGTTTGTTAATAGAAGATTTTTTAACTAAAGCTTCTTTAGCTTGATTTAATTTTATTCTTTCTTCAGATGTAAATTCTTTTAATGGTTTATTTGGATCTAAACCTAATTCTTGTGCAAAACCTTCTCCTAATCTTAAAGCAGATCCACCACCAATTTTTAATGGTTTACCATTAACATCGATAGTATCAACCTCTATCACACCTTTATAAGCAGAGTACCCTGCTTTATCTAAATCCATATCCGCTTTTGCAATAGTGTTTCTAATCTGATTTAATTTAATATCTATTTGTTTTTTATAACCCTTTGGTTTGTTTTTATTTAATTTAGTTATTTCTTTTTTTCTTTGTGTAATAGGTCCTTCATATTTCTGTATGTAATTGTTAACTTCATCAGGAACATACACAACGTTATTTAACGTAACCATAGAAGTTTTTGTTGCATCCATGTGGTGATATTGAAGACCAGAACCTTGTGGTCCAGCCATAAATTTTTCTATACTTATATCTGTTATAGGTTTTAATTTCTTTTTTCTTACTTTAGATTTTAAATCTTTTTTGGATAAATTTTCATCACCAACAGGTATGTTTGCTTTTCCTTCGTATCCTCTAACATCAGATAAAAATTTTCTAACATTTTTTCTAGTTCCGTCAAAATCTTTTTTACCAGGTCCGTAAACATCTTTTACAATTTGAGATATATTTGCTTTACCAAAATTTTTAATTTGTTTATCGTAAGCTTCTACAATTTTTTTACCAAAACCTTTGTTTGTTGTAAGTATGTATTCTTTAAATCGATCAACAGGTATCTTTCCATGTTTTTTTTCATAAGCTTTAACTATTGGAGAGTCTTTTCTTAAATTTCCTCCAACTCCTTCCTTTGTTGGTTTGTACCCAATTTTTTCACCAATTGCTTTTAAATCTAAATTAGTATTTTCTATATAATATTTAAACAATTTTATATTTTCATCTGTAATTGGAAATGGAGATCCTTGAACAAAATTAACTCTACCACCTAACTGAAACCTATCTCGTAGTGTAGGCTCCATAGATTCAAACTGTCGTGTTGCGTAGTTAAAGATTACCTTCATGTTAACGAAACTATTCCTCCTTTTGCAAAACCCTCTTCTGGATCTAAATCTCTAGGGTGCACGCCATACTTTTCAATATACTGCAGTTCATTAAAGTCCTCATCACCATAAAGTTTTACATCGTTAAGTGTCTTTTTACTTCTGTCTACGTTAAGCTCTAAATTACTAATGATGCCCTCTTGCTTAATAGGCACAACGTCTGCTGTTGGTTGTTGATCAAAAAATTCTTCTGGCATTAATTTTGCCTCTTCTATAATTTCGCTTATCTCTTCAAGTCTTTTAGACTTTTTTTGATACTCTTGATATGGAAGTTTAGATGACCCTGTCTCATCAACTTCAGCCAATTCTTTTTGTAATCTATTACCTTCGTCTGCCAACTTATTAAGATCCTCGTTAGTGTATTGAGTTAGATCTATTTTAGACTTAGGTGTAATTTCATTTCTTATTTTTACAAGGTTTGCTCTTCTACTGTTTTGTTCCATAATTCCTCGAACAATTTCATCTCTGTTTTTATAAAAAGGACTATTGCCCGCTTCAATGTTTTTAATAACATCATCAATTTCTTTAATCTCTTGATCAATCTCACCTGGTAGACTGTAGTGTTCGTAAGTATTGCCTGGTGCTTTTTTATTTTTAGGTGTAAGACCTAGTTTTCTAAATTCAAATCTGCCTGGATATCTTATACCTTGATCAAAATTAGCATTTATATATTTTGCTAATGTGTCAAAGGCATCATCACCGTAGTGATGTCTAAATATTTTTATAGCATCAATTCTAGGGTGTGCTCCTGTTTTCATAGCGTTATAAATTTCTTGAGATGTTTCAATACGGCCTGCTTCAATCTCATCTCTTAAAAACTGTCTTGCTAAAGTTCTGTAGAGAGGGGAGTCTTCACCATAGCCTTTACCTTGAAATTTAAGTTTACCTTGTTCTTTTTGTCTTGTTGCTTTTGCACCAGACCTAACATCATCCACTTGTTTAATTATTTCATCTAGTGTGTCCATGGCCTTTTCCATATCTTGTATAGTTCCATCTTTACCGATTAATATGTCTTTAAACTCTTTTGGTGTAATTTTTTTCTTGTTTAAAATATTTTCTTTATAGCTTGTGTAAATTTTTTCTGGTTCTTTACCAGCCTCAACTAATTCATCAGCGGTTTTGTTTACCTTGTTTGTAACTTCATTATATATTTTCATATTATATAAAAGATTGTCTTTATCTTTTGAAGTAAGAGCTATGTTATTTTGTTTTATAAAATTAAGATCTTTAAGCATGCCATTCTTAATAGCTTCTTGTTCCTGTCTAAATTTATTATATAAATTTTCTGATGTGCCATCTAAACCTTGCAACACAAAATCAGATTTTAATGGGTTGGATATTTTAGTATTAACAAACGTTAAATCACTACGAGTTTTTTTTGTAGCTAATTTTTTTGGTGCTGTGCCAGCAGATTTTTTTAATTCAGGTGTGAAAGCTTCTAACGTTTTTTCATCTGTAACCTTAGTACCAGTAACTGACTCTGCTAATTCTTTTGCTAATTTAAAGTCTAAACCGTTGCTTAGAAAATATGCGAAAGCTTCTAAAAATTTATTCATTAATAATATACCCTTTTACGTTTAGGTTGTTTTTCGTCTACGTAATCTTCAGGGTGTCCAACTAGTCCACCTTGCCTGAAGCGCATGACTGCTTGGGTCATGGAGTCGACCAAATCGTCGTGATCTCCGTTAGGAAACGCAGCACATTCTTCGATGACTTCTTCAGCGAATTTTTGTTCTGGTGCCCATATCATACCAGACTCAAACAAAGGTGCAACCGCATTGACTCTCGTATGTTTATCATTTCCTTTGCTCGGTGTAAAGTTCATGACAGGAATATCCATCTTACGTAATTCGTAGGTTAACGGCAGTCCTGATGCTTTTGCCTCAATAATCACTGTCTCTGGTTGCCAATACTTGTATTGCTGTAAAGCTAGACGCCTGAGCTCTGGAAACTCGTATCTGCCTTTAATCGCATCTAGGAGTATGAGATTGGCTCCTTCATCCTCTGATGGATACCAGATACCCCATGTAGTAATAGCAGAATAGTCCGATGTTTCTTTCTTCATGAAAGCTGTATCGTAAGATTGTATGACATGCTCCTTGTTCCAATATTCTGGCCACACTGGTCCGTGGTCCATGAGTGCTGGAAACTCGACCACGTGCCACTGATCAGCTTTGTTTTCTTTTTGATTAGCGATCAGCATACCTGTTAAATCTTTTGTTGACCAACGTGTCATAACCAATACGATCTTACCACCTGGTTGCAAACGTTGACGTGGTCCTGATGTATACCATTCGTAAGCAGACTCTAATGCATTCTTGGACATTGCATCTTGCTCTGAGTGTGGGTCATCAATAATCAATAAGTCCGCACCACGGCCCGTGATAGCACCACCTACACCAGCAGCAAAGTATTCACCGCCTTGTGCCGTCTCCCAACGACCTGCAGCTTTTGAGTCTTCTTGTAAAGTTGTTTTAAAAATTTTTTGATAATCTTCCGAGTCGATTAGATTCTTTGACTTCCTGCCAAACCTTACGGCTAGTTCTGCGTTGTGTGTTGTTTGAATTATCTTTAACTTTGGATTACGGCCCACCATCCACGATGGCAAAAGATAAGATGCAAATTCAGATTTAGTATGCCTTGGTGGCATATTTACAATCAATCGGTTTATTTCACCCGTAGCTAATTTATTAAATTTTTCTGCAATGTGCCTGTGATGGGAGCCCTCTACGAAATCAGGCCACATACATTTTACAAAAGATAGAAAGTCATTCTTTGCCTTGTTCTGTATCTTTTTTTCTGCATGGAGCACTTGAAGTTGTTTGAAGACCCTACGTACATCTGCAGGTAATTTTTCTATATTTACCTTATTCAAGTCCATGGTACCAAAACGTTTTTACAGGGGGTGGGTGTCTAAATCAAGCACTATATGCAAAAGCAGTGGGACCCCTTTTTGCAATTTAAGGGGGGTGGGGGTGCGATACAACCTGTAATTGAGATTTGTTTTGGGACCCCTCGGCCCCCGCAGGGGGCCGAGGGTTTTTAATTTAGATTTTTTTATAACAAACTGTTGTGCCAGTAATATAATCACCTGGTATATTTACATGGCCCGTTCTATGCATCCATCTGAACCACGCATTAGTTGCGCGTAGATTTTTGACGGGGCTATTAAACTTACCCTCCTCATCAATCCATATATCAAACGTCCTGTTCGATACAGACTTGTCATAGCCCGATACACGCTCCACCAACCTACAGCCAATTAATTCATATAGCTGTTTTAATGTTGGTTTAGCTGGCGCTTCAAATACTAACTCTGTATTATCTTCATCAGCTTTCCAAACGTGAACTTTGTATTTTGGTTTTTTATCTTCCATATATATGTCCTTTCTAGATCCTATATTATCCCATTATCTATTCACTGTCAACCCCGTTTCTTGTCAACCAACCACGTTCACCTATGTGGTACGTCTGCTCACTAAACTTACGCTCTCGATTAAATGTTATTGGTCGTTGGTTCACGATATTTTGTACGTTAGCGTTTATCCAATCATTTTGACAGCCCGTAGTACAGAAGATTGTAAATGGTCTGTAACCATGGTCCATGGAAAAATACGCATTACGTCCTCTTAATCTTTTAGTTGATTTATGAAATCGGTCCTTTGTTGAATATGTATGGCAGTTAGGGCCTTGGCATGGATATTTCATGATGATTTGTACCCCATGTAACCAAGCACTAATATCCCACCAATTAGAATAATGGAAAGCCCTAAAGGGCTTTCCACGAATATTATAGATAATAACTCAATCATGTTCTTATCCTCGCATTTCCAACGGCCATACGCCAGCCATCGTTATCTAAATCCCAGTACACTAAACAAGGTGTACCCTCTTTAGATACAAAAGATTTTCCTTTCGTTCCATCAGGTTTATCATACTGACCTTTTCTAGTGATAAACTTTTCGTGTTTCTTTGCATAGTAAGTTATATAAAACATTTTGTCCTTTCTGTTATGTGTGGGATTTTATAGGAAACCCCACACATTGTCAAGTGTTAATTAACGCTTTGTTTTTCGTATTGTATTCTTGCTTTAATTTTATCTTCTCTCGATACGTTTTTGTTTTTCATACCTTTGATAAGATTTGCAAGATTACTTGGGTTATAAATTGTCAAGCCAGTAGAGTTAGTTCTAACTAATTCTGCCTCGTCTAAGTTTATTCCAAGTTCTTTGGCAAGTTCGATACCCTCACTTAAATATCTGTATGCTTTCAATCCAATCTTTAATTGATCGAATTGTTTTTGCAAACTATCTATCCAAGTTTGGTGTTTGGAAACAACATTAGCTTTCGCCTCTCGCCACGTTAAGAAGATTTTATATTCTTCTTTGGTACAAGCTATGGCTCTACTTCTACAATGGCTAGTTCCAATCACGTCAAGAAAAAATGGTT